ATCGCCACCCTCCGCGCCGCGCTGGATGGGCTGACAGCCGAAGATCTCTGGCTCGGGGTCGAGATCAGCGCCATCGGCATCCTGACGTTTGCTGAGCCGATGGTTTCCGTTGCAGGGGCGAGGGCCGCGATTCGCGCCCATCTCGCCACGATGAATGAGGCCGGGAATGGTTGACTGCCGCCACAATGGGATCACCGTGTTCATGGAGCGAGGGTGGGAAGATCGCCGAATGTGGGCCTGCGCCGATTGCAAGCTCAGGTTCTACCCGGCCTGCCTGATATGCGGAGTCGGCCATCGTGGCGAGGTCCACGTCGAGGACGAAGACACTGCCCGCCTCCGCAAGATCGAGGAGGCAGCACGGGATATTTCGCGGCGAACCTATGTCGATGACGGCGTGGTGGCCCATGTCCCGTTCGACGAGCTGTACGCCCTACGGCAGGCCCTGTATGGCAGCGATGAGGAAATCATCGCCGCACTGGACGCACTCGATGGGAGCGAATAATGCGAAATAGCCCATTGCCGCATTTCCGAATTAGGTTATTCTGGTTGCACGCCCGTGCGGCGTCCTCGAATGAGCGAGGTAGCTGATGGAGACATTGCATCTCCTCCGGCGAAAGTTTTCGGCAGGTCACGCCCATCAGCCATGCGGCGAGCGTCCCCACGGTCATGATTACGAGGTAATCGTGGGCGTTCGGGATTTTCCCATCGGGGCCGCAGACCAGCTGAATGACCTGCTCGTCCAGATCTCTGGTCGTAATCTCCCAGAGATGTTGCCAGCCGTTCCGCCCACCTGTGCGGGAATTGCGAGCTGGTTATTCGAGAATTTGCGCATGACTGGACCAGTCGTGCGGGTATCGGTCTGGCAATCGGGCGAATTTGGTGCGGAGGTTATCGAAACCGACGTATGAAGAAGCCGTTCACCTGTGAGTGTGGAACTCGTACCACCGCCCCATTTCTGATCAATGGGCGGCATATGTGCACGCTGTGCGCCGAGGAGTTCCACCCGGGTGTGGTGAGCAAGCGTGCATCGAGGGATTGGAATGACTTCGTCAACAGCCGCCCGAAGCTCCGCCGCCAGGCGCGAGTTGACCAGCGATACAACTACTAACGTTTTTTCCGAGCGCAGTACCTGGGGCTTCTCCCCGATAGAGGTCACGACATACGGGGACACAGAGCGGAAGTTCATCACGTACACCGGAGCGATGACCTCCGCGACGCCCATCAAGTTCCACGAGTTCACTATTCCCTCAACGAGCACGAGCGCGCCGATGATGGGCTGGAAGCTCTTCTGGGAGCACGAGAAGAAATTCGACGAAGCCGAGCGGGAGGCGCTGATTGCCACGGTCATTGATAGCATCATCGCCGCTCGCGATAACCCCTTCAGCGGTCTTCGTTCCTTGCTCGACGGTATTTCCAAACCCCTGGAATCCGAATCGACAGGATTCGTTTATGTACCAGAAGGAGCTAGCCTCGCTCCGACGGTTTGGTCTGGTAGCTCCACTTATCGTCCGTCAACGACCACCGACTGGTACTCCTCGACCAGGGAGGGGACGTTCACTACCCTCAACTGGGAGTATTGAGTACGAGCTGATTGACGGGGAGCACCGGCTCCGGGGGGCGAAGGAGCTGGGCTTTACGGAGGTCCCCATCTGGGACCTGGGCATCATTTCGGATGCAGTAGCCAAGCAGCTGACCATCGTTCTCAATGAGACCCGGGGGTCGCCGGATCCGACCCTGCTGGGCGAATTGCTCATGAACCTCCTGGAGACGGAGCTGCCGCAGGATCTCCTGGAGGTTCTGCCATTCCCGGAAGAGCGATTCACCGAACTGACCAAGCTGGCCGAATTCGACTGGAGCGCTATCGTCGAACCAGCCAAAACGGAGACGGGCTGGGTCGAGCGGACATATCGCATGCCGAAGGAGGCGGCGGTGGTCATCGACGATGCCATCGCCCGCGTCAAGAGGGATTCCGGCAATGTCAAGGACTGGCATGCCCTGGAGTTCATCTGCGCTGACTTTTCCGCGAAATAGGGGAACATGCGACCGACGAAGATCGATTACCCCACAATTGAAAAAGCGTACGTAACGGGCGAGGAATCCCTTCGGGAACTCGCCCGTCGCCATGATGCGAGCTGGAGTTCGTTGGCCGCCAAGTCGCGCCGGGATAACTGGGCCGACAAGCGGGCTGCGTTCCGGGATTCCGTCGTGCGCCGCAGCTATGAGCGAACGGCCGACCGTTATGCCTCGGACCGGGCGGAGATCCACAACGAAGAGGTCATGGTCATGCGAGCGACGCTCCGGCGCTATGCCGAGCAGCTCCGCGATAAAGAGGTCTCGGTGAACACCAAGGATGCTGTCGCCGCCGTGGGCGCGCTGCAGCTGCTCCTCGGTGAGCCGACGGCCCGCTCGGAGAACAAGGTCATTGAGTTCTCAACTGGCGGACTTGCTCCAGACGACCTCCGACGGCTCGTTGAGTTTGCAAGAACTCGAATTGTCGAGGGACGGCTGGCAGCAGGTCCTGAGCGAAGCGACGAGGCTGCTGGCCCGGGATGACGTGTTCGCCTTTGGCGAGTACGTGTTCGGGTATGTGGCCGCTCCCCACCATCGTGAGATGGTGGAACACATGCTGGGCTGTATCGAGCGCAAGGAAAGCTCGGTCATCCTGGAGCCCCGGGGGCACGCCAAGACCACCTGGGGCAACACCATCCTCCTGTCCTGGCTGGTGGGCAAGAACCCCAACCTGCGCATCGGCCTGATCAGCAACACCGCCAAGCAGAGCAACGCCTTCTCTCGGGCCATCCGCTGGAGCATCCAGAGCAACGACAAGTACCGCGACGTGTTCGGGGATCTGGTCAGTCCCAGCAAGTGGACGGACGTGGAATGGCTGGCCAAGGACTCCATCCACCACGCCAGCAAAGACGTGACGATGTACTCCGCCGGGGCGCTCGGCGCAATCATCAGTAAGCGGTTCGATCTGATCCTGTGCGATGACATCCTCGACGAGGAGAACACCGCCAACCCCGAACAGCGCGATAAGATCGTTACCTGGTTCTGGAAGACCCTCAAGCCCTGCCTGGTGCCGGGCGGCATCATCCTCGTGCTGGGCACACGCTGGGCCGAGGAGGACCTCTACGAGGTGCTCATTGAGCAGAACAAGTGGCCTTCCATTGTGCGGGGCGCCTTGATCTACGAAGAGAGTGATGTAGCGCAGCGCAAGCCACGGGCGCTCTGGCCGGAAATCTGGCCGGTGTCGGCGTTGCTCGGCGAGAAGTTGGACATGGGCAGTGCGATGTTCGCCTGTTCGTACCTCAATGACATCTCCGGGCTCATGGCGGGCAATGTCTTCCATCGGGACTGGTTTCGCTACTTCGATGCGTTGGACCCGGACAAGCGCTACACCATCACGATGGGCGTGGACCTGGCCAGTTCCGAGCGGCAGGCAGCCGACTTCACGGCCCGGGTCGTCGTTGCCGAGGACGAGCAGCACAACCACTACATCCTCTCGGTCTACCGGGACAAGCGGGAAACAGGACATCGCCAGTTCGTCATCGACGGCTGGCAGGCCTACCCGGAGATGTCGCGCATTGTCATCGAGAACAACCAGTTCCAGTCCACCCTGGTGCGGGACCTGGTCGATACGACGAGCCTGCCGGTCGTCGGCAAGAAGGCCGACGTGGACAAGGTCACCCGGGCGCGCTCAGTGGCGGCTCGCTACGAATCACGCAAGGTGTTCCACCACCGCAGCATGGCCGGTGGCCTGTTTGAACAGGAGTTGCTGCAGTTCCCCAAGGGGCACGACGACATGATCGATGCCCTGGGTAATGCCATGGACCTGGGTCGGGGCGGCCTCGTGTTCGGCTCGTTGAAGAGGTGATATATGGCGGAGCTTGAATTCCGGGATGGAAAGCGGGAGACGCCCGATTACCTCGCCGAATACCTGTCGAACATCGACACGGTGCGGGTGACGTATCTCGAAGCCATCGAGATCGCGAATAAGGCCCGGCTCACTGAGCACCTGAACAACATGCAGCAGAAGGTGATCACTGAGCACTTCAAGGATCTACGGAGCCTCTAGATGGGAATTTTCGTCGATTTCCTGCGCGCTCCCGGCCCGAAGGCAACCCCGGATAAGGTGCCGACCAGCTCGGCCACCGTCGCCTTCCGTGATCGGGGGCGTGTCGGAAAGACGAACGTTTCCGTCTACCGGAATTGGTCCGAGCGGTCGGAGTGGGTGCGCACGGCCATCAACCTGCTCAAGCGCGAGGTCTCCACCGCGGAGTGGGACATCGTCGCCTTCGACACCGACCAGGATGCCAATCCGGTGCTGGCTCGCCAGATCAAGATGCTGTTCGACCGCCCGAACGCCCGCAACGACTCCTTCCGGGGATTCCTTGAGCCTGTCATTGAGGACATCCTTACCCTCGATGCGGGATGCGTCGAGGAGGTCCGTTCGCTCAAAGGCCAGACCGTCGAGCTGTGGCCGGTCAACGGCGGCGAGATCAAGATCGATGCGCTGTGGGATGGCAGCGACCCGGCCGCGCCGCGCTATTACTGGTATCCCGATTACCAGGAGCGGGCGCGTTTCCGCAATGAAGAGATGGTCTACATGATGGCCAACCCGGCGACCCACCGCGTGGTGGGGCTGTCGCCGCTCGAAGTCCTCAAGATGACCATCGATGCCGAGCTGTCCGGCTCGGAGTACAACAGAAAGCAGGTCATCTCGGCCGCCCCAGACGGCATTCTCCACCTCGGCGAGGAAGCTCGACCGGAACAGGTTGAACAGTTCCGGAGCTACTGGCAGGCGGAGATCGCGGGCAAGGGAGCCATCGCCATCACGGGCGGGACCAAGAACCCCGCCTTTATTCCCTTCCGGTCGTCGAACCGCGACATGCAGTTCCTCGAATGGCAGATCTACCTGGTGCGGAAGATTGCGGCAGTCTTCGGACTTACCCCGCAGGACCTGGGCGTTACCTACGACGTGAACCGAAGCACGTCGGAGACGCAGTCCGAGCAGACCGAGAACCGGGGCGTGCGCCCCCTCATGTCGCTCGTCCAGGACTACTTCACCCGGGAAATCGTCCAGGACCCCTCCTTTGGAGGATCGGAGAACAATCTCGCGTTCCGCTTCCTCACCCTCAACATCAAGGAGAACACGGCCAAGGCGAACATCAACAAGCTCGCCCTGGCCAGCGTCCCCTGGAAGACGGTGAACGAGGCGCGTATCGACGACGGTCGCGAACCGCTGGGCCCGGAATACGACCAGCTGATGATGGTGACCCCCACGGGTGCCGTCACCCTGTCTGACGTGCCGACCGCCCGTGAGTGGCTCACGGCCCGCACGAAACCACCCCCCCAGGCCCGAACCGGGTCCTCGTAGCAGGAACGCTGCGTCACGAGCATCCGGATCCCGTGCAATGCTGAGGAGAACCAATGGCCGCAACCCTGACGCTGCGCGTCTATACCGGAGCGACTGCCTCCACTCAGTCGGCTGCAGTTACCGGTATCGACTTCATCTCCGCCGACAATGCGACAAACACGCTGCCCAACCGGCAGGCCAACCCGATCACCGTCGGCACTGCCAGCTACGAGAAGTGGCTCCGGCTGTACGTCGACACTGCCCCTGCCAATGGAGTGACGAACTTCAAGATCTGGGGCGATGGCGCGGTGCAGACCTCGACCACGCTCTACTTCACCGGCAACTACGTGGCCGGCACCACGCCGACCAACGCCACGTCGAGCATCGCCGCAACGGCGTTCACGAGCTACACGGCTGGCGCCAAGGCCACTTGGGACACCGCGTCCTACCTGACGGTCGGCTCGTACACCAAGTACACCGTATTCCAGCTCGCGGTCGGCGCCGACTGTGGACCGGGGAACTGGACGCAGGAAACAATTAGCTACTCCTACGACGAGACCTAGTCTCAGGTGAGCATGCTCGTCTTCTGCCCGACCCGCGGTCGTCTGCAGGCCGTCCAGGAGACGCTGCATTCATTCCTGGCTACGAAGGAACTGCCTGATACGGCCCTGCTATTCGTGCTCAACGACGATGAAGATGAGGACGAATACCGGCTAATCCCACACCTCACCGTTTCCCGGAAGGAATGGATGAATGAGGTGCTGACCGAAGCTGTCCACCGAGCAGGGGCGGTGGACTACCTCGGCTTCATCGGGGACGACAACCGGTTCCGCACTGCGGGCTGGGACAAGCGGGTCGTCGAAGTCCTCGAAGCGTACGGCGGGGGGTTCGCTTACGGGAACGACCTCGGCCGCAACACCATTCCCTCCCATGTCTTCGTATCGGGAAGGATTGTCCGGGCACTCGGCTGGTTCGGCCTTCCGGGGGCCCATCACCTGTATCTCGACAATACCTGGGGCGTTCTCGGCGAAGGGGCCGATTGTCTCTACTTCATCCGGGACATGATCATCGAGCACCTCCACCCCATCTACGGCAAGGGCGAGATGGATGACAGCTACCGGGAGACGAACGCCAAGAGCACCTACGACCACGACCGGCTGGTGTACGAGCGTTGGTTGAGGGAAGATTCCGAAAGGGATATCGCTACCGTGAGGAGCACCATTGGGACCTGAAGTCGTCGGCCTTCTCCCCATGGGTGGCAACGGCGTTCGGCTTGGAATGCCCTTCCCGAAGCCATTGGCTCCTACCATCACCAAGGACGGTGTTGTTCCGCTCTACGCCCATTCGCTGCAACGCTTGCGCGAGGTGACGAACACCGTCTACGCCTCCGTGAACGCCAATACCTGTCGCTGCCTGCGGCGCTCGCTGGATGACTACAGCGTCCGGGCCATCGAGGTCGAGGAGCAGCCATCCCTGCCGAAGGCGTTGGCGCAATCGGCCAAGGTCATCCTTGGTGAGGCCGGGCGGGATGTCTGGGTTGCGGTGGCTCTGCCAGACTCCATCTGGGATGTCAAAGAGGGAACATCGCTGAAGAACGTTGTGAAGAATGTTCGGGAAGATGGCGCTCTGGCTCTGTTCATTGCCGGGGCAGCCGAGCTGGACGACGTGGTTGTCCTCGACGAGCGGGTCATGTCGGTGACGACCAAGCAGGCCGGTGACACCGGAATGGTGCGAGGCTGGGGAGCGTTCGTGGTCAGGGCCAAAGCCCTGGCCGCATTCAATGACAAGGAGAAGGACGGTCCGCAGCTTGGCAAGCTCGACATGGGGTGGGCTTTTCTCGGACATTACGTGGACCTTGGCACACCCGAGCGCTACGTTCTCTGGCACGATACGAGGAGAAGGGATGGCAGATAAGTACCAGCCGAGCACGGAGCTGTGGAGCTGGGCTCACCGGTCCGTGGACATGGTCCCCCACGTGCGGCACCTGCAACACCTGGCGACGCACGTGCACTCCATCATTGAATGGGGGATCAGGAGTGGCGTGTCCACCTGGGCTCTTCTCGACGGTCTGCCTGCCGACGGTACCTATTTCGGCGTCGACAGCGTCGATATCCGGGAAGGACTTCCCGCTCGCATCAGGGAAGATCCACGGGTGACCATCGTCATCGGCGATGACCGGGAAGTTGAGTTGCCGGATCACGCCGACATGGTCATGATCGATAGCAGCCACGAATACGAGCACACGCTGCAGGAGCTGGACATTGCCGTTCGGTTGGCTCCGGACATGATCGTGATGCACGACTACTTGTTTTGGTCTCCGGATCCGGCCCATGGCTGGCACTGGTGCAAGGTCCACCAGGCGGTCGACAAATGGCTGGAGACCGGCTCGTACCACATCGACCACCTCTACTACTCCCAGTGGGGATTGCTGGTGCTGGTGCCGAATTGATTCCTGTTCTGATCTGCCCCGTCATCAATCGGTTCGACCTGCTGGAGCGGATGGTCCGCTCGATCAGAGGCTCGGTCGAGCGGTTCGTCATCGTGGAGTGTTCCTGCTCCGGGTATTCGTTGCCGTCGGAATTCGATGACCTGGATGTTGTCTACATCAGGCCACCATTGGTGAGCCTGGGGTATGGCGGGGGCATCAATGCCGGAATCATCCAGACGGCGGGAGCGCCTTGGTGGGCATTCACCAACGCCGACATCGTGTTCGGTCCCGAAGATCCGCCCGAAATCGAACGCCTGATGAACGAGACGCAGAACCCGAGGATGGTTACCTATGGATTCGCCTGGGGTGCCATCAATCCCGCAACCATTGACCGAGTCGGGCTCATTGACGACTGGACGTTCTTCCCCATCTACTTCGATGACAACGACTATTCGCGGCGGTGCCTGCTGGGCGGGGTTGAGATCATCAACTACAAGGGCGGTATCGTCCATGGGGCGAAAGAGGATGGGGATGGGTCGGTAACCATCAAATCGTCAGACCAGTATCGGGAGGGGAATAACCGGACCTTCCCCGTGAATTACAACAAGTACCTTGAAAAGTGGGGTGGGCCTCCGGGTTGGGAGACGTTCACCACGCCATGGAATTCGGGTTATCCGTTGTGGTATACGAAGCCCGATATCACAGGGAAGCATTCCCGCAACTGGTAGAACAGGAAGGAGCCACCGATGGCCGCCGCACTCACCATCAATCCCGCATCGGGGAGCATCACCGCCAAGTCGACGGTCTGCCGGGTCACCGTGGCCGGGCAGGAAGACAACCGGGGCCCGCACAACATTGGTGGGGCGTTCGCCTACTACCTGAAGTTCTCGTGCACAGGCCAGAATGACGCCAAGAGCTACGTGTTCAACGTCAGCGCTGATGGAGACCACGTGTTCAACAACTACGTCTTCCCGGCTGCCGGGTCCTGGACGCTGGACCTCTGCGACAACCTGAACGGCTCTGTTGTGGAGACACTGGCTGTCACTGTCGCCTAGCTTTCCTTATCTCTAAAGACCGGGGTCGCCCGCGTGCTGGAGGATATTCATGCCCCGCGTCGTCGAGGCTGACTGGAAACCCGGATCCCCCCTCTCCGTCTATTCGATGGACGACGCAGGGGATGACGTGCTGGGCACTATCGCCATTGTGGCCCGGGACCATATCAATACAGCCACCACCACCTCTCTCGTGGGGACCGACTTCTCGTGGATCCCGGCGGGGAAATCAATGCGCCGAAAGATCATCCAGGGCGGTATCCTTACCCTGCAACGCAACGAGGCCATCCAGCGGATGGAGGGAGATTGGCTCCTGTTCATCGACGATGACATGGTCTGGCGGCCGAACGCGGTGGCCCAGCTCGTGGCCATCCGGGAGGAACTGGACCTCGACATGGTCGGTGGACTCTGCTTCCGGAGAACGCCGCCTCACCAGCCCACGCTCTACATGCGGGAGCACCCCAACGAGGGGCCCTACAACTTCCTGGAGAAGTGGGACAGCGACGTTGTCGAGGTCGATGCCACCGGGCTGGCCTTCTGCCTGATCCATAAGCGCGTCTTCGAGCGCATCGCGGGAACCCCCATGCCGCCCCTCGCGGAACGGGGAGCCAGCGGACCACCGCAATTCTTCTCCTGGCAGGGACGCCTGGGCGAAGATCTTCGCTTCTGCCAGGACGCCAAGACCTCCGGGTCGAAGATCTACGTCGACACCCGCATCGAGATCGGTCACATCGCCGAGATGGAGATCGGCTATCGGGAATTCCTGCAGCAGGTTGTCCTGCGCGAGCCCGACGTTGAGGAGGCTCGCCGAGCGGTCAACGACACGATGGGCTTGGCTACGATGACTGCAGCGGAGGCATGGGAGAAACTGGGATGGCAGTCCACGGAAAAGACGCCAGCATGACCATCGGCGGGTTCTCCATCGGGGGGGTCAGCTATCGCTACAACGTGACCTACCCGACTGTTGACGCCTCCGTGTTCGGCGATACCTGGCAGTTCAACTATGCCGGTTTGCCCTCTGTCGAGGGCAGCTTCGAGGGATTCGCAATAGGGAACTTCCCGGGGGCCTTCCTGGCTCCTGCGACCGTCACCCTGTATGCGGCCGGGGGAGGGTCTGCTTCTGGCCCGGCCTATGTGTTTGCGGGGGCCAGTGCTGCCGTCAATGATGCTGTTCGCATCGCGGGAACCTTCAAGAGCACAGGAGTCTGGGAGTTCAATCTTTGATTGAGTACGGTGGTTGGCAGGGACCGAATCCCTACTATCTGATGATTGTCACCGTCAACGAGAACGTGGGTATCGACCTGGATCAATCCGGTTGGATGTCCGCCTACGCTCCGTACATGCGGGTCCCTGGTCAGTGGGTCCTCATCAACAAAGCATCCGGACACCAGACCCTCATCGTCAAGGTGGAAGAGGGTGACCAGCCCTACTACACGGCTCGCCACGTGGGCGTTGCTGGTTCGGGTGGCAGCAACGAGATCATCGCCTACGGCATCGGCAAGAAGCGCATCGATGGGTGTGTCGAGCGCCTGTGGGCGCTGCCGGGCGGCACCGTCTGCGGGGGAGATGACGTGGACTCCCTGGGAATCATCATGATCAAGCGGATGGGTCCGCGGTGATATGGCGGGGGTCATCAGCGCCCGTGACTCGTGGTGGGTGCCGATAGACCCCTATGATCTCTCGCAGGAAAGAGCGCTCGCTGTTCTTGAACGTCGCTGTCCGGATGCTGCAGTGCGGGCGTGGTATCAACAGGAACGACTCTGGTACAGGTATCACCTGAGCTTTAGAGATAAAGCAGATGACCCTGACTTTGTGGATGCGTGGATCTTCGCTTTCCATGCTGTGACACCACAGGATCTCGCTGTCAGCCGTTCAGACGAAAGCCTGGAACAGCGCAGAGAGTATGTCCGGGAATGGTGGAGACAACATGGTCGTGAGTATCGGCGTCAGCGACAAGGTCAAAGATGCGCTGGACGGAATGAACGCCCGAGATCTCGAACATCTGCGCGAGCTGATTGATCAGCGTCTCGTTGCCTGTGTACTTTGTGGGGCTGATGGAGCCTCGCACTATCGTGTTTCGCATAGGGGGGCGGTGGCGTCGATGACGTTCTGCCCCGCCTGTTTCGATAGGCACCGTCTCCCGGAGGGGCGCGCAGAAGAATAGGACCGGCGGGATCGGGCCAAAAGCCTAGCCAGCCGGGCTTCAGCAAATGGAATCGAATCGCCGCCGGTAAGGACATGATATAGCCGCCCGAATCCAATCGGGCGTCGGAAGGGTTCCAATCCAATGGAACAGACCCTGACGGACAACATGAATAACGAACAGCCCCGGGTTTCGGCCCGGGGCTTTGTCGTGCCCGGTACACGCTGATGGCAACCGCGACCAAAGCTGCCAACGCACAGGCCGCCGTAGGTACGGGTTGGACCAACCCGACCAACGCCTACGCCGACGACGGCACGGTCGCCGCATTCTCTGGTGCGAACGGCGTAACGTGGACGACCGACTACGGCTTCGCCGACTTCTCGGCCACCGACATCCCCAACGGATCGACCATCGACTCGGTCACCGTCTACGCGAATGTCTGGCAGAACAACGCCACCCGTGGCTCGGTCGGCATGTACGCCCGCAACAACGGGGCGAACGTCGGCACCGAGGTAACCTCGACCGCGACCGTCAACACGACCGTCATCAACAAGGCGTACTCGACCATCCCGTCGCTCGCCGATCTGCGCTCTGCCAGCACGCTTCTCAACGCCCGCGTTCGCTGCACACGCACCTCGTCATCGACGTTCACCGGCTCCCTCGACTACGTCTACATCACTGCTGCCTACACCGAGCCGAGATTCACGGCGAATGCTGTCATCGTGAAGACGATCACGGTTGCGACGGTTACCCAGAATGCCGTCATCAAGAAGGCCGGTATCCTCCCTGGCACACAGCCGATTGCGGACGCCATCGTCAAGAAGACGCCAACTGGGACCTTCACCGCGAACGCCATTGTCAAGGCGACGGTCACGCCCACAGGCTTCACCGCCAACGCCGTCATCAGCAAACCAGGTATTGCGGGCACGCCGTTTACCGCCGATGCGGTCAGACGCCAGACCTATACGGTCACAACTCCGACCCTCGACGCCACCATCAGGAAAACCCAATCAGGTGCATCGCAGCAGTTCACCGTAAACGCGGTCATCAAGAAGCCTGACATCGTTCCTGGCACGCAGCCGACAGCTGACGCTGTTGCCAGGAAGACGGTTTCTGGTGCGCCGCAATCCCTTACGGGCGACGCCTGGTTTGTGGCGACCCGCACCTTCACGGACAAGAAGGCCGACGCCGCGATCAAGGCGACCATCTCCGGCTCGAAGACCGCTGACGCCATCCGCCTGCGGACGATGGTGTTCGATGGTTCATTCCAGAGAGACGCATTCCAGGAAGACGCATTCCAGAGAGGCCCCACCCTCGACGCTGTCGTATTGCGGACCGTTTCCCACACGTTCGACAGCAGCATCTTTGATCCGAACCTATTCGATTGCGGGATCAATCTCAACGCCGTTATCAGTGCGACGGTAGCGGGCGGGAAAACAGCGGATGCCGTCACGCTCAAGCCGCAATCCGCCACCTTCTTCATCGGGAACAACGATGGGACCGGTGGAGCAGTCATCTCCTCGGGGATGGTCACCCAGACCGGTTCGTTCGCGGCGAGCGCAGTCCTGTTGCGGCCGAGCGGGACGCTCACCTTCACCGCGAACGCTGTCATTCTCAAGACGCAGGAAACTGGCAAGACGTTTGCGGCGAACGCGGCAATCGCCATCCTGATCTTCGAGGACGACTTCAACCGGACTACGACCCGCGATGAAGGGCTTGGCGGAGTCTGGCAGTACAACCCGGGTCAGTCGAGCAACTGGATCCCCGCCATCAATCACCAGACCTACGTCGATGGCTATGTCATCCCAAGCCATGGCGTTGACGACAAGTGGATCACGAACGAGTTCACGGGGTACCCGGTCCTCCTTGGCGGCGGCATCATCCAGTTCGATGTCTATGTTCCGGCCAAGGATTGGACGCACAACTATTTTGGAGTCTCTACCGCCAACGATATTTTGACCTTCCGGGCCTCCGGTTCCAACTACTGGATGCTGGAGATGGATATCGGGAGCTACGGTTTCCAGCCGACGCCCGAGAACTGGTATCGGGTGAAAGGTCACGTCGGGAGGTTGGGGTCCAAGGTCTATGCCAAGGCGTGGAAGATCGGTGACGCCGAGCCCGATTGGCAGCTTTCAGGAACCGGAAGTGACAACCCTAACTACTATGGCTCAGCCGAAAATCAAAACCTCTGGGTTCAGTACGCCAACACAAACCCCGCGTACTTTGACAACCTTCTCATCTGGACATCCGGCAGTTGGGTCACCAACCACTTTGTCACTGCCGATGCTGTCATCGCCGCAGCGATGGTCACTCAGACCGGGTCCTTTGCGGCGGACGCAATAGTCAAGAAATCGTCAGCATCGGACTATTCCGCCGACGCTGTCGTATTGCGGAGCACATCCTCCAGTCTTCTAGCCGACGCAATCAAGGCGTTGACCACATCGTCAAGCTGGCTGAGCAATGCGGTCATCTCGTCGAGCGTGACGAGCAGCTTCTCTTCTGCGGCAGTGTTCCGCAAAGAGGCGACCAGCTCCTTCAGCTCCGCGGCTGTCGTCTTCAGGCCCACGGCAGATTCCTTCTCTGCGAATGCAGTCGTCGCCAGGACTATCCCTGGAAACTATGCCGCAGGAGCCGTAGTAAATAGAGCGGCACAGTTTGCGTTCACGGCGAATGGGGTCGTCAAGGCGTCAGCCACGACGAGTCTCCTTGCGGATGCCTCTATCCAGCGTCCTACGGAAACAACCCTGACGACCAACGCCATCGTACGCGTTCCACGTGAAACGGCAACGGTCGCTGATGCCTTCGTGCAGCCCTGGTTCCGGGCTGATGCTTACATCACGGCCAAGCTGACCGCAGACGCCGTCCTGCTGCGGACGATAGAGCAGGCGCTCACGGCCAAGGCATGGGTTCAGGGCTTCGGCGTATCTGGTTTCTCGTCCGATGCCGTCATCTGGCGGAGCCAGTCGGGGTACTTCATCGCATTCTCCCTGACCCGGGCGACCTCTTCGGGGCTGGCGTTCAGCGGCAATGCCATCGTTTTGGTGGGCACTGCATCGTCTTTCTCCACCAACGCAATCAAGCGTTCCATCGCGGCGTCCAGCTTCACTTGCGCAGCGGCCATCCGCGCCAGCGCTTCGTCGAACTTCCTGTCCGATTCCCTGATCCTTCGCCCAGTCAGCTCATCCTTCAACGCTGCCAGCGTCGTCCTCAAGCCCACGGGTTCCTCCTTCACGGCGAATGGGGTCGTCAGGTCCGAATCGGGTGCCGCTTTCGCGGTCAACGCGGTCATCCTGCGCGCCGCCTCGACGGACCTGACGACTGACGCAATCGTACTGCGCGGACAGACCGGCGACTTCATCGCGAAGGCATGGATCGAAAGTATCGAGGTCGGTGGGTTCCTCGGTGATGCGGTCATAACGAAAACATGTAATGACCAGATCACCGGGGATGCGGTCGTCGGGCATACAGCCTCGGGATCGCTTATTACCGACGCTGTTTTTCGTCGCTCGGGCTCAGCTAGCCCGACGACCGATGCCATTATCGCACGAACGCTGGACGGCTCGTTCGTTGCCAAGGCCTGGGTCGAGGGCGTGGGCGCCGGTGGGTTCGCGACAGACGCTGTCATCTTCGCCACGCAGGCCAACGCCGCAACAGGGAATGCGGTCGTCAGGCGAACGGCATTGGGCGTGTCCCCGCTCGACGCTGTCCTCCGCCGTGGCTCCACGGCGTCCCTGACGACCAACGCCATCGTACTGCGCACGCAGCCCGGTTCGCTGACAGGAGATGCGGTCGTCAAGCGGACCAACGGAGGAGAACCGTTTGTTGATGCGGTTGTTCGCCGTGTCACCACGACTAGCCTGACGACCGACGCAATCGTACAGCGTGCAGTAACTGCCGGTCCAACAGCCGATGCCGTTATACATTCGGCATTCGCTTATGCATTCACCGCTGGGGCGTGCATCGCTGGCACGTTCACAGCCGATGGAATTACTCGGAAAACGAACACCGGCACAGCCACAGCCGACTCCGTGGTCATGCCGGTATTCGTCGGGAACGCCATCCTGCGCCGTTCGCAAGGTGACTCATTCACGGCCGGGGCCTGGATCCCCGCGGTTGGTGTCAACGGTTTTTCGACTGATTCCGTCCTCCGTGCGGTAATTGGACGGGAATTTACTGAGAATGCCGTTGCCAGAGTTCAAACCTCTGGTACGATCATTAGCGACGCCGTTATTTCGGCGGCACAGAGTGGCGCGTTTATCGCTGACGCGGTAACGCGAAAGAGCGCAACAGGCTACCTGACGGCAGATGCCGTGCTGGTGGCGGGCCGAACGGTCGGCTTCAGCGCCAATTCTGTCCTGCTGTCCCCCAGCTCCAGGTCAGCGAACGCCAACGCGGTGTTGCGCGCCAGCAGGAGCGGGTCGGCCCTTGCCGATTCGACGCTTCGTTCCGGGCGAACTGGCCAACTCGTGGCCCACGCGACCGTGGGGGTTCCGCGAGGCGGGGGCCTGACGGCTGACGCGTACATTCTTGCGGCCGAAGCCGCGGTCTTCAGCGCCAACGCGGTCATTTTCCGGGAACAGCTCGCCCAGTTCCCGGGCAATGCTCTCGTAAATCAAATCGTCCAGAGTGGTCTGAACGCCGATGCGGCTATTCAGGCGGCTCATGTCGGCTCCTTCCGGGCTGAGGCAGCAGTTCAAGCCACTCTTGAACGTGCGTTCCAGTCCTACGCCGTAACCCTAATATCGGTCAACGGGTCTGTCAACAGTTTTGGCCTGATTTCCCTCAGTAATTCAGGTTCGTTCAGCGCAACAGCCTGGATTGTTGAACGAAAAGAATTCGTTTCTGACGCAATTATCAAGGGTCAGCGTGCGGATTCGTTCTCGGCAAACAGCCTTGTTATCCTGCCGACAGCCCCATTCGATGCAATTCTCGACCTTGAATTCATCGAGGCCAGCCTCAACCTCAGCTTTATCGAAGCGACATTGCAGCTGGATATCGTTGAGGCGACATTGCAACTCGACGCGTATGAGGCGACCGTGGGTGTGGGCTATATCGAGGCAACGATTGCCACCAGCCTCTGGACGTGGCCAACCGGCCACTTCACAGCTGACGCAGTCCTGGAGGCGTAGATGACAGATATCGTGCTGATCCAGGGCGACACTCGTCCGGTGATCAACGCCACGCTGCACCTGCAGGGCGCAGTCACTCCGGTCAACCTGACGAACTGCAGCGTCAAGTTCCAGATGCGCCGGGCTGACGACAAGCTCTACACCGTCAACGGGGCTTGTTCCATCGTCAGTGCGGTTGCGGGGACAGTGAGCTATTCACTCGGGGCCAACGACCTCAACACGCCGGGCGACTATGTTGTCCAGTTCGAGGTCACCTATCCGGACACGAAGGTTCAGACCACGGCAACGCTAATCCCCATCAAGGTGCGGAGGCAGTGAGCAAAGTTTTATGGATCGGCGATGCTGGTTGTAATACCGGCTTCGCCAAGGTAACGCACTCCATCGGAGAGCGGCTTGTCACACAGTACGGCCACGACATTCACGTCCTGGCCATCAACTACGACGGGGACTACAACGATGGCCCCCTGAAGCTCTATCGGGCCACCAAGACCATCGGTCACGATATCTACGGGCAATCCAGGTTCGTGGAGATGCTCAGGATTGTCGAACCGGATGTCGTCATCATCGTCAATGACCCGCACATCATCCTGAAGTTTCTCTTCCTGAACACATGGGACGAGGACAAGCTTCTGCTGCGGCACCGACCAATCCTGGCCTACATGCCGGTCGACGGATATCACTTCCCCGGACCATGGAAATTGCTCGCCGAGACGACCAATCCCGTCGTCATGAGCAAGCACGGACTGACGGCATTCCCCAACGGAACGCTCGTATACCACGGCGTGGACACGGAGATGTTCCGTCCGCTTTCCCTGGGGCCGAAGACAACGTCGGCCGGGACGATCATCAAGACCAAGAGGGAGGCCAAGAAGGCATTCGGATATGACCCGAATGGATTTCTCATTCTGAGGGTCGACCGCAATGACATCCGCAAGGACTATCCCGATTCGTGGAAAGCCCTGCTGCCAGTCATGCGAAAGCACGACAACATCCAGGTGCACTTCCACTGCACCTCGCGGGACGATGGGGCAGACCTGCGCTATCTGCTGACCAGGGCTCCGGATGTCGAGAGCAGGTTCTTCTTCCCCGGCGGTATCGATACATTCCACGGCTTCGCGGTCGAAGACCTCTCGATCATCTACAACGCAGCGGACCTGTTCATCTCCACTTCGATGGGTGAAGGATTCGGGCTCACGCTCGCCGAAGCGGC